TGCTGTTGCAAAACCTTCTATCTCACCTTCTGATACAAGATCAAGAAAAGTAGCAAACTGCCTACTATGTAACGTATCAGGTTCTCTGGTCGGTTGCGGGGGCGATGGGGGTGGATCATTACCTTTAGCACCTCTAATAAGATGTTTCTTTTCAATCATGCCTGTACCTGCTCCGTATCTACAGAACCACTGATCACCACTGAGCCAGTAAATATTTCTCCAAATACTAAAGGTACTGGAGTTCCACTACGCCCTGTCTGCTGCGTTCCTCCAAAGCTAAATGATAGCCTAGGATCTTGTGTATCTTCATAGCCAGGAACTTCAGGTAATGGAAACAACATATCTGATACACCAGATAAAACTAAACTAGCACCAACACCAGCAACCATTTTTGTCATAAAACCTACTTTTGCTAATGATCCAGCTTTTATTCCAGCACCTAAACTAAGACCACCAGATGCAACTGGCATCAAGAATGCTATACCTATTAATGCAGCACCTAATAATATTTTTCCAAAGCCACGACCAGCCCCAGTTATTACAGGTACAAAATGTATATCTTCCTGTCCTATAGGATGTAATATCTCAGTTTCATCAACAGCATAATCACCAACTTTTACCTGGTAATATCTAGGGTTCATATATTTTTCTATGCCTGCAAAATTATTAACAAGAAAACTCACAGCTTTTTGCAGACTATCAACCTGTACTTCAAATTCTTTATGACCTACAAATTCTGCAAGCTCTCCATATAGCTTTATTTTACGCAGCATAACGATACCTCTTGCCAGTGCATTTTAATAACCATTGTGAATATGGTTCTCTACAAGATAGTCTATCGGTTAAATGATGTAATACCTCATCTCCTAAAAAAATAGCTACATGATTTAGCGTTGAATCCAATATACTCATTAATAAAACATCACCACTTTGTAATTTTTCATTTGGCTCTAGTTCTCTAAATCCTGTTAGTTGTGCGTACTGTTCAAATAATGGTTTCTTCATAAATTCTTCTGGTGTTATAGGTCTTTCATAATCAACAAGATTTATACCTTTTTCTTTTTTATAATAATCTCTTACTAATGACCAGCAATCTGTAACGCCCCATACCCATTGCCTACCAAGTAATGGTGCTTCATAACCTTGTGGCTCATAATATCCCCACTTTTGTGTTTTAGGATTAACAATATGCCAAGGTAATTTACTATGTTCACAAGCAACTCTATCTGCTTGACTAGCTTCTGGAGGTGTTGTTGGATGACTATGAACAACAGCACTAACTTCCCCTAAATTAGATGCTTTTACATAATCTTCTGGATCTAAAATAAAACATTGATGTGCTGTCATTGATAAATTACGACAAGGAAAATATCTTTCTTTACCACGAATGTTCAACAAAAGACCAACACATTCTTTTGGATCTTCTTGTATTGCATGATTAAGAGCAGCGTCTTTCCAATTCATGTTTTAATAGTACCTATAGAAGGAAACTCTGCTCTTGTGCATTGTCTTTTTGGCGCACGAATACCTGCAAGGTCAAATACTGCTGCAAGTTCAAATTGTACAAACTCTCTATTTTCTGCTGATTTCCTATCTATCTTATATATTTCTTGTGGAAACTCTGCTGTAGAATCTGGTGTGCCGTAAGGATTTACATTACTAGGAAAATTTACAGCATCAATAAATCTAGCTAGTGTTCTTATTCTTGTTACTGTTGCACCTGTAAGATCATTACCAGCAGTTGTAGCATTTACAGCAGCTAATATTGCAGTGATAGTTCCTAATGCATTACTAACTGTAAGTGTTGGTCTTGGTAATTGACCTTTTTGAAAAGCAAAACCTTCTGCTTTTATAGGAAACCTCTGATATGTATTACCAGCCCAAACTATCTCTCCATTATCTTTTAAAGTGCTACCTGCATGAAACCTATATACAGTAGTCGCACCATGCAAACTATTATCAAGCTGCAAAGTGAACAATTCTATTATTGATGACGGATTTATGTTTTGTAAGTTGCTAACAATAGCAGCACTACTCATGGTTCGAACACCTCTCTAAATGTTGCATTAATGGTTGCCCTGTTAGCAAAATTAACTTGTTTACTCCATTGATCACAAACATACTTTCTAGCACCAGCTAAAGTTATTGAAACATTACCACTATTAGTTGCACTTGCAGCGGCAACAACTGTAAATACACTTGTAGAAGTTACAGAGGCAACAACAAAAGATCCATCAACAGCAGAACCTGATGTGTAATCTATTGTTATTACATCATTAGTAGCAACACCATGATCTGTAATTGTTATTGTTACTGTTGTTCCTGATTGTGAGTATGTTCCTGTTTTTGTAAAACCTTCTGATGGTGGACTATATGTAAAACTTGTACTGTTGTTAGCCTCAGTACGCAAAAATGCTTCTATAACATCTGATTCTGTTTCTGTTATGTTTTGCCATGTTAATTCATATGTTTCTGGGTTCTGATGACTAGCTAAACCAAATAATATTCTATGCTCATAACCATCTGCATATTTTACAATTCTTGTATTAGGTTGTGATTTTTTTGTAAAACCAAATGATGCCTCAATGCTTGGAAAGGTAGCCATTATGCAAGTAAACCTCCAGGTCGTTTTTGTTTGATTAGTTCTGATTCAATTGCTGCTGATAATGCCATACCAAGTGCCTTGCCATCAGCCTCATCACCTTCTACAGAAGAACCAGACGCATCTACATTTACAACTATATTAGTAGCTCCACCAGATGCCTCAACCCCTAAGTTTCCAGAACGGCCACGTTTCAGAGGGAGTATAGCCTCGGCACCTGCCTCGCCCATTAATCCAAAATTACCAGTACCACCTGCTCCGTATGCAAATAATGTGGGAGATGTAACGATTCCACCTTTTGCATACTTTTTTAATCCCTTATCAAAAACATTACCTTGTGCATTAAATAAACCCTTAAAAAAACTTGTAAAAGGTTGCATGATAGTTTGTTGTATAACTATTCTTGTCATGTCAGCTAAAATTGATCTTGTTAAGTCAGAAAATTTAAGCTTGCCTGTCATAACAAAATTTACAAGAGCATCTTCCATACCTTTAAATGCATTTTCAACAGCAGTTTTTACACTTTCAGTTACTGTTTTTATACTTTGTAAATATGAATTAGCCCCTTGTGTAAGACCTTCTAATAATTTATTTGTAGTTTTAATATTACCTTTTGAAGGGTCAGAAGATCCATCAGCTTGACCTAAATATTGATATGTGATTGGATGAAATAACATACCCATTATTTCTACTGGTTGCATATTCCTAGCTAATATTTCATCTCTTCTTTTTTTATCCTGAATAATTTTAGATAAATTTTCATCTTGTGCTGCTTTTGCAGCCTCATATCTTTGTTTTGCTATGTTTATAGCTTCTTTTCCTGTTAATAATCTTTCTGTTACTATCATATTGCCATCAATATCTGGTACTAATTCCTGTATAACTGTTCTTGACCTACCACTAGCAGCGTAACGTAGTTCCTCAAAAGCCTTCCTTGTATTTTCTGCTAATTTCTCAATATTTTTTGTTCTATTTTCGATAGAATTTGTAAGACCTTGTGCAGTTAAATTTACTATACCAACTGTAATTCTATTTAATGCTTTTACAGAAGTATTAGCAGCATCTTGAAAAGCTGCACCTATTGGTTTTAACAATCTACCAACATTATCTTTTAGCTCAGACAATGATGTTTGCAACCTATCACCTGCTGATTCTGGTGCTTGTGCAAGAATTTTTGCATTCTCTCCATATTCATCTGTAAGTTTCTCTACAAACTTCATAAAGTCTTGTAAAGTTACGCTTCCTTTTTCTAATGCCTTATCTAATTCAGCAGGTGTTTTATCCATTGAATCAGCAAACAATGTAAAAGCTCCAGGCAAGCGTTCACCGAGTTGTTGTCTGAGTTCTTCTGCCGATACCTTACCTTTTGAGAATACCTGTGACGTTGCTCGCAAGGCAGCTTTCATATCTTCTAAATTACCACCAGTACCTCTTATAGATGATGAAATTGCTAAGAATGCTTTTTGTGCATCTTCAACAGACATACCTGCACCTGTTACAGATGCTGTTAGTGATGTAAATTGTCTTGTTATAACATCTTGTGGTATTGCTAAATCTTTACTTGTTTTTAATAAAAACTGTTGCGATTTAGTATATTTACCAAAATCATCTATTACTAATTTTAGTGCTTTTCTTTGTCTTTCTAAAGCTGCTGAATATGATGTGATTTCAGATACTTGTTGTCTTAACATTCCAACCTGCGCACCTGCAACACCACCAGCTATAGCACCTGGCGCACCTCCTAATACTCCTCCTATTGCTGCACCTGCTAAACCCTCAAAACCACCAAAAATACCAGCAGCACCAATAGCACCAGCAGTTTTTGCAAGACCACCAAACCTACCCTTACCCATACCTTTATTGGCAGTTGCTTGCATCTTTCTTAATTGTCCTTCTAGCCTTGTTGCTTCTGCTGTTGCCTCTCTAAATTCTTTACTTGTAATATCAACATTTGACGCTAACTGTCTATAAGAACTTGCTAATGCTTTTGTACCATTGATAGATTTCTGTGCTGTTACACCTTGTGTTTTAAGAGTTGCTAATAATTTTTTACTTGAGTTTGTAGATAAGGTTGTATTATCATTTAACCTTTTAAGTGATGATGTTAATCCTCGCAGTTTTTCAACACCTTGAATTTTTAGTGCAAAACTAAGTTTTGTTTCTCTATTAGCTACCATTATTTTTTATCCTTCTGCATTAGTTTCAATGCCTCGTATTCCATTACTTGTATTCCTTCAAACATAGCAACAGAATCTTTAACTGTATATATTTTACACAAGTATTCCAAAGATTTATAGTTTATGCCACTTAATCCAGCCATACTGACATACCACTGCGTTGATAGCTTCCAAAACATATTAACAATCTCTCTATTATCTTCCCAAACAATACAATCAGATGTTCTTTTGTTTTTGTTTTCGGCTGCGATTTGTTCTTCTGTAGCACCAAATGCTTTTAATGCTTCAACAGTTTCATCAATAACATCACCTTGTACCCAATACCTCGCAGCCTCTTTTAGTTTTTTTCAATTACCCCTTGCAT